AGCACCTTGGCAAAGAGCTCGGCGTCGCTCAGCGCTGCGGTTGTCACATCGACGATGCTCTCCACGCCGCTTGTGCTTTTCTTGAGATAGAGCTTTCCATCGGTCACGTTGACCGCCAACTCACCTGCAACCAGCTGCGCTGTCGTTGGCACGCGCCCTGCCACGGTGGTGCGTTTGACCAAGAGCGTGTTGGCCATGATCAGAACGTGCCCCCGTCCAGCGCAATGCCGTTGATCGTACCGCCGGTGATGGCGACAGCGTTTGTGGCTTGCGTGGCAAGGCTACCAAGGCCGAGGTTTGCGCGAGACGTCGTCTTGTTGGGCAGGTCTGCGAGGTTTGACGCGGAAGCCAGCTTGCCTGCCAGCCCGTTGGTCACGGTGGCCGCAAAATTCGGATCATCGCCCAAAGACGCTGCCAACTCGTTCAGCGTGTCCAAAGCACCTGGGGCCGCATCAATCAGTGCGCCGATGGCCGCCGCGACAAACCCTGTCGTCGCTAGCTGTGCGGTGTTTGTGCCAGAGGCAGCGGTTGGTGCTGTGGGTGTGCCGGTCAGGCCCGGCGAGGCAAGCGGGGCTTTGGTATCAAGCGCTGCCTGAAGCCCGGTCACCTGCGAGACCGGGTGGCTGTGGGTTGCAGGCGTAAAGCTGGTGGGCTTGCCTGTAACACCTGCCCAAGGCACAGCGTCGGCCAGTTCGGCGGCGTCGACCTTGCCATTGCTGTTGGTGTCATAGGTGGCCGCCAGCATATCGCCCGGGCCAAAGGCAACGATGGCCTGCTGCACAAAGGCCGTGGTTGCGAGCTGGGGTGTACTGGTTCCGGTTGTGGCGGTGGGTGCGATGGGCACGCCCGTCAGGGCAGGCGATGCCAAGGGCGCTTTGGCGTCCAGCGCTCCTTGTAGCCCGTCCACGTTGGCAATGATGTGGTTGTGGCTGTCATCGGCCACGGCCGCCGTCAGGGTCACATTGGCCGCGCCATCAAAGCTGATCGCGCCCGAAAGATCGCCAGCCAGTGCAATTGTCCGCGCCGTCGCGAGTTTGCTTGCCGAGACGGCATTGGCCGATGCGCCGAGTTTGCCGTCGAGCGCACCCTGCAAGCCCGTCACATCGCCAATAATGTGGCCATGCGCAGCTTCGGCTTTGGCGGCAAGCCCCGCATCAAATTGCGATTTGCGCACCAGATCCGTCGCGGCACTGGCGTCTTGGGCGGACTTTGGAACGATGGTGAAGGTTTTGGAGCCTGCCACCATCTGCGCACCGGTCAAGGCAACAAAGGACCCCGCACCCGCAAGGGCCGCGATGGTGGTCGCATTGCCGGTGCCATCGTCCCCTTTGCCAACATAAAGTGTGTCATCGACCTCGTTATGGGCAAGCTCGCCCGATTTAAGCGCTGCAGGCGCGCCTGCCACGCCAGAGCCGCGGCGCTTGAGCTGGATTGTGTTGGCCATCAGAAAAATCCTCCGTTGATGGGCGCGTCGGTGGGCAGAATGGTCACGCCAGGGTCACCCTGATTGCCTTGCGCGCCTTGAGGTCCGCGCAAACCGTCTGGCCCGGGCAGACCCAGCAGGCGGACAGACACCGGCGCTGTGGCCAAGCGCAGGGTGATCGGCGACAGGGCCGAGACGCGAATGCGAATGGGCCCCGTTTGGAGCCGGAGATCGAGCGCGGCTGTCATGGCGTCAAAGCCCCCGTGTCACCGGTTGCTGAACCGGGATTTCCAGCGAGAAGCCAAGCGGGCGCTCCGGGGTGAGATCAGTGCGAACAAAATCCACAACCACACTGCCGGGAATGAGGCCAGCCGTCACGTCCGCTGCCACCACAATCTCGAGGGTGTAATCATCTATGCGGATGAGGCTGCCGGTTGCGCTCAAAAGGGTGGCAATCACATCCAGTGCTGCCAAACGCATCCGCATTTGGCCTGCCAAGACGCATGCCTGCGGAAAGAGCGCGGTATCTGCTTGCAGCTGCAGCCGGTATTCATAGCCGATCAGAATGACCGGGCCTTCCAGCGTGGAGACCCCGCCTGTCGACAGACCCGTCATGGCCGCCACCCGCAAAGCCGCGCGCCGGTCTCATTATGGGTCAGGATTTGGAGCGCAGTGCCATCCGTCAGCTGATCTTCGCGCGAGGGCAGGATGGGTGCTGCCCAATCGCAATCGGCGGGCGCACGTAGATCAATCCCGCATCCAGCGAGCAAGACGGCGCTTGCGCTCAGCATCAGGCAAAACCTCAAGCTCATGGCGGATTTCCTTTGCAATGGTGAGAGAGCGAATGCGGGCCTCTGCCTGTTTGACAGCAAGATGCGCGCGCGCTTCCGCCCGGCCTCGGGCGAAGGCAATCCATAGGGCGGAGATTGCAATCGCCGCCAGCGCCAGACCCAAGCGCAACCGGGTCCCCAAACGGAGCATTGCAGCCACGATCATGGTGTTTTCCCCAATCGGTGATCCTCAATCCGAGCGGCACGGGATTTAACCGCAAAGACGATGATGGCGAGTAAGATCAAGGCGCCAAGGATCGGTAACACCGTGGCTGCATGCTCCCCAAGCCCAACCAGGTCAAACACTCTTGTTGCAAGATCGCGCCCATCTTCGGCCTGTGTGATCAGAGGCGCCAGATCGGTCAGGGCAATCCCTGCTGACCCGGCAGCCCCAAGCGCAATCTGCGCATTGGCGGCGGTGACAATGCGCGAGGCGGCTGGCTGCCCGAGGGCGCGCTCAAGAGTGACCGCGCGCGGCTTTGCAGTCTCAAGGGCTGCGACAAAAGCGGCGTCAATCACCGGCTCCAGCGGCAGGCCATGGTCAGCGCGAAAGGCCAGAACAGCGCCCCTGGTGCGACTGCCCATTACACCATCAACCGCGCCCACTTCATGATAGCCAAGATCGCGCAACATCGATTGCACTGCCTTGATCGGGGGCGGACGACGTGATCCGGTAGCTGGCGCGCGCCGAAGACCGATCAGTCTTGAGACCGGATAGCGCTGCACGCTGACCGCATCGCCCTGATTGCCGCCCAAGGCAAACAGCCACTTGCCTTCAACTCGGTCGATAAAAAAGACATGGCCCTGCCAGGCCGATGTGCCGCGCGGGATGATGCCAATATCGCCCGGACGCACTGCGGCGAGATCCACAGCATCACCCCAATCCAGATAGGAGCGCGCGGTCAGTTTGCGGGAGGAGCGGATCCCTGACTTCTCAAGGCAATGCCCCACAAAGGCCGCACACCAGGCCACGTCGTCATGTTCGACCCAATCCTGTCCGATGGTAGCGTACATCTCGATGATCTTGGGGTTGTTCGCGGCGCCCGGGCCTTCGGTGGTGCCGATATAGCTTTGGGCGATTTCAAAAGCGGTCATGTCTTTGTCCCATACAAAAGGAAACACCGCCCGAGGTTGGGCGGCGCTTGGCGGTGTGATTGTTGTTGGGGCAGTTTGGAATCTGCGTCACTGGGATGAACGCCGCACAGCTGAAGGCTGAGACCCTGCCTGCGCCGTGCGTTACTTCTTGCGACCCAGCCAGGACGCCAGCAGCGCCTCAGCCCCGCGGGGCCCAAGATAGGCGAGGGTTGCCACAAAGCCTGTCGAGACGGGTTGCGTGAGACCAATATAACTGGCGGCAGCCTCGCCGATCAGCGCCATGCCAACAGCAACAGGGATTTCCCAGAGGAGCTCCTTGCCAAAAAAGCGGCGCCGGCCAAGTTTCACCTCGCCTGAATGCCACATCAGCCGTCCGGTCAGCGCACCAATCAGGGTGGTGACAGCCCCGCCGAATACCGAATTGATCATGTCGATAAACCCACCATCATTCATCGGCGTGCCTCCTCTAATGCCGCAACACGCGCGGTCAATTCCTTGACGGCCTCGATGAGAAGGCCTGTGATATTGCCGTAGGCGACGGACAGTTGCCCTGCCTGATCTGCCCGCACGACCTCAGGCAGAACCGTCTCCACCTCTTGCGCCACCACGCCGATCTGGCGGGTTCCATCCATGGTGAACCGCACGCCGCGCAGAGCGCAAACCAGCGCCAGCGCATCTGGGATGGTCTCAATGTCAGATTTCAACCGTGAATCTGACGAGGACACGAAGTTTGGGGCGGTGACAATTCCGGTGAATGTCGCCCCCGTGAGCGCCGCCTTGCCTGCAATCGTGGCGTCATACTCCACTGCGGCTTTGGTCGCCATTGTGCCAAGCCCGAGGTTTCCCCGCGCCAGCGCCGTATTTGCCAACCCTGCCAAATTGCCCGCCGCATCCAAAAGTGCGTCCCAACCGGTGTTCGTCGCATTGCGCCGCCGTAGCACCGGCGGCGAGGCAGAAGTGTCGACCCAGAGCATGCCCGCAACGGCTGCGGTCGGTGCCGACGCCCCGGCGCTGGTGGAGTGCAGGGCGGCGATCACCTCGTTGATCCGGGCGCGAACGGCGGCTCCGGCGTCGTTGGTGATTGCAAAACTCGATGTCTGGGGCATTCAGGGCTTTCCGTTCTGTATCAAGTATTCTTGCGGGGTTTCGCGTCGGGGGCGCAGCCCACAGGCCGCGAAAGCGCGCGCGTTGTGAACGCAAAGCCCCTCAGGCGACCTCATCGGCATAAAGCCGCAGTTGGGAGACGATGGGCGTGTAGGACGCATCCTTGGTGGAGAGATACGCCCGGGCCTCAACGGCGCGGGCTTCGATTTCATGATTATCAAGCCGACCCCAAGGGCCCCAAGTGGGGCTGCTGTTTGGGTCGTCATCGGTTTCGCGGATCTCGAAGAGCACGTCGATTTCTGCCCCAACCGCGCCGTCAAAGTCGGCCCATGTGTCCATGAGTGCTGTGCGCGCATCGATCCGGTCGTTCAGTGCCAAGGCTGCAACGCCGATCTCAGAACGCAGGCGCACGCGTTTGACGGCCCCAAGATCGAGCCCGGCAGCAAAACCGTATTGCCCCTCCATTGCAGTGACCTGCGTGACCCCGCCAGTTGTTGCGGTCGTCAATGTCAGGTTTGAACCCGTAACCTGCAGACCCGTCTTTGCGCCCACGAACCCCGGATCGGCCTGCAGATAGGCCAAGGTCGAGAAGGCCAAGACCTGCGCGCCTTTAGTAGACACTCGGGTTTCTGGTCCGGCTCTGCCGCCACTGTCCTCTGCCCTGATCAGGTACGTCCCGGGCTTCAGCGGCACCACCGCAATGGCCTCACCGCCGCCGACCCGGTCCATCGAATAGCTGTCCGACCAAGTCGCCGTGACTTCTTTCGAATGGCGGATCACGATATTGCCGCCAACCCGCACATCAGGATCAACGGAGCGGGCCCATTTCAGGATGGCAAGACCACCGGCGGTTTGCAGCGTGACGCTGCCCAGCCCGGCTGGGGGTGCTGTCAGGCCGAGAACTTCGACTGACGCGGTTTGCCAGACCGACGACACGCCCAGCACCGAGATCGCTTTCACCCGGAATTGCCATGCGCCCGGCGCTATATCGCGGATCTCAAGGCTGGTGCCATCGGTGCGGCCATAATCCAGCCAATCTCCGCTTGCACTCTGCCGTGCCTGCAGTTGATAGCCCGCAACAAAGCCCGAAGGGGCGGCCTCCCAGGCAACGCGCGCCAGAACCTTGAGCCCGCCACCATCGCGGGTAATATAAAGATCCTCTGTGACCGTGGGCGGCCCCGGCGCTGGAACATCATAGGCATTCGGCAGCGCCGTGCGCGGAGCGGCCGCATATATCTGTGCCTCGCTTGCAGCCCAGTCGTAAACCTGCGGCGAGGTTTCGCGCAGGACCAGTTCTGGCAGCAGCAGTGCCGCATCACCAGAGGCGGCAAGATCAAGACTGACGCCCTGCACATCAAACGGTTTGGCAGCAAAGCCCCAACGATCGTAAGACAGTGTCACCACATCACCGACTGTGGCCGCCCAAGCCGACAGTTTGCCCGACAGCCGCACCGTCATTTGACGCCGCGCGCGTTCCAGCTCGATCTTGGCCAGCCGCTGCGCCATTGCCGCCGAGATGGTAAAGGGCAGCGAGATATCGCGCCATTTCTGCTCGCCGCCGTCCTCCGCCAAATAGGCCGCACTGGCATAGGCCGGAAAGTCGTCGGGCTGCCAGTCATTCTCTGGGGAAACGAACTGTCCGCGCACCCCGTTGAAGTTTGACGACATCGTCATGCGCGTGGCCAAGGTCAGACCGGCCTCGCGAACATGATCTGCAGTCAGCGCCACGGACGGTGCGCGCCACGCCCCTGCGTGAATGCGCCAAGACCCGCCCGAGAAAGCGCAGCGTCCGGCGAAGGATGTCAGCAACCCCTCGATGATGGTTTTGGGAACCTCGGAGAGCGTAATGACACCGTTGCAGGCATAGCGCGGCTCTGCCCCACCCTCTGCAAGGG